GCCAGTTCGCATCGCAAATAGTCAAGATTGTTGATGCTTGTCCGGACTCCCACGGATGCATACGCGCTTTTGCCCGTCACCGCAACATCTTGCACACCTTTTAGCAGCATTGTTTCAACCTTGGCGTGTAATTCCTCTCGATTTTCTGCGGTTGCTTCCCATTCCGCGCCCTGGCGCGCCGCGCTCTCCATCGCGTCAGTGAGCGGTTCATAAAAGTTTCTGCGCCCTGCTATGACCGGCTGCCCAAATGGGATATTGTGCAGCACACGCGCCGCCTTGTCGTACCGCGCGTTTTGCGCGTCGGCATTGCGACGGGCAACTTTGACGCTTCCAATCTTGCGCTCAATATTGTTTCTCGTTACCGTTTTCATTTTCATATCCTCCTTTCGCGTTTCGGCTTACTCTGCGTTCTTGCGTGCGCTGTAAGCGTGTCCAAGCGCTCGCGGGCTTCTGCGAGATATCTTTCCGCGTATTTACAACCTCGGGCCTTGCGGCGCTCATAGAATTTTATGCTACGCTTTGCCCTGTGCACCTCTTGCGCCGTATAAGCCGCAAGCACATCGGGGTAGATCGGGTGCGTTGATGGTACGCGTATGCGGTCAGTCTCAAAATAGTCTGTCATCGCGTCGCTGTCGTTGAGGGTGACCAGTCCGTCAATTTCTGGCAGCGGGTTGTAGTCATCGCTGTAAATCGTGATTTCCGATGGGTCGTGAATTGCGCCTTTGCCGTAATGCGCCTTTTTCAACTTTCCCTCAATCTTGATTCCGTTCCACATCATTTTAAGCTCCATTTTTTTATCCATTTTTCCTTCCTCGCTTTCTCTTGTCTGCGCTCCGCTGCGGGCTTTTCTCCGACTTATTGTGTACATCTTATCATATGTTACGTACCTTGTCAAGTACTTTTTATACTTTTTTAAAAATTATTTTCCTACCTATATATATATAATATTTTTTGTAAAACACGCAAAGTACTTGACAAAATTAACGCCATAGCGTAACATGGAGCTATGATTATGTATTACAAATTATTTGACGTACTCGCCCGCCGAGGTCTGAAGAGGTCCGATCTCCGCGCGCTGATGTCTCCGACAACAATCGCGCGATTTGCGAAGGGTGGCGAGTTGTCTACGTGTACGATTGATAAGATTTGCGCATATCTCGACGTGCAGCCAGGGGACATTATGGAGTATATCCCGGACAGCCCCAAATAATCTTTTAATCTTTCCGAAAAATCCGAAATAAAATGTGTTACCTTGTATATGGAAACGTGGCTCACGAAGGCCGCGTTTTTCCATATGCAAAATTATTCGGATTTGAATGGAGGTGAAAAATATGGCGAGATTAGGGGCGAGGAACGCAGCGCTTCGTGCGCGCGGCATGACTACGCGAGGAACTGCGAGAGGCGGATACCGTGCGACTGGCGGTGGCGTCGGCGGCAGGTATGTAAATCGGCAGGGCGGTCGTTCATTCGGAACGTATGGCCGGGCTGGCGGTTGAAGTTGGGAATCTATGACACGGTAAGAACGGCATCTATGATAACGAATGCCGTCCTTGTTGGTTTCAGCGGCGGAAAAGATTCTGTTGCCTGCCTTGATCTATGCTTTCGGTATTTCAAAAGGGTGCAGCCGTATTTTATGTACTATATTCCGGGGCTTGAATTCCAAGAGCGGACGCTTAGATGGTACGAATCGAAATATGAAACCGAGATTATCAGAATCCCGCATTTCGAGCTTTCATCGTTCCTGCGGTATGGAACGTTTCGGAATTACGATCTCAGCGTCCCTATCGTAAAGACCGCTGAGGCGTACAACTACCTGCGCGAGAAAACAGGGATTTACTGGATTGCCGCAGGAGAGCGCATAGCTGATTCCATTGTCCGGCGGGCGATGATAAAAGAAAGCAGCACTATCGACGAAAAGCGCGGACGCTTTTATCCGATTGCGCATTTTAATAAAGCTGAAATCTTGGCCTATAACAAAGCGCAAAAACTTCCGGTCAGCGAGGAAAGCCGGGTCTTGGGTTTTTCGTTCCGGTCTCTTGCGCCTCGCGATATGCTCGCAATCAAAAGGGCATACCCATCAGATTTTGAAAAGATCAAGGCGTTTTTCCCATTGATAGAGGCCAGCGTTAAATTTTGGGAGATACATGAGCAAAGAAACCAACCTAACTAAATATCAGAAATTTGAAACAGCCACAATCAACCGCAAGGATATTAAGCTGTCAGAATACAATCCGCGCATTATCTCCGATGAGAATGCCGCACGGCTCAAAAAAGGCATTAAACAGCACGGACTCGTCCAAACATTGGTATGGAACAAGCGCACAGGGAACCTCGTTGGAGGCCATCAACGCATTGCGCAGATTGACGCACTGGAGAAGCGCGACGACTATGACATAGTGGTATCAGTCATTGACGTTGACGAAGCCGAAGAGAAGAAAATCAACGTACAGCTTAACAACGACTCCATGATGGGAGAGTGGGACATAGACAAGCTGAAGGATTTACAGCTTGATACTGGCATAGACTTTTCCGACATGGGTTTCAGCGAGGCTGACGCACATATTTTATTTGGAGACGATGCGCGGTTTGAGGAATTGTTTAACGATACGCCCGATGCTACGAAAGCCAAGGACGCATTACGGGATATCAAGCAAGAGCGCAGCGCCTATGCCGAGAAGATGAAGCAAGAGCAAAGCGCAGCATTTTATTTTACTGTTGTTTGTGACAGCGCAGAAGAAAAGGCGAATCTGCTGAAAAGGCTGGGAATTCCAGCTTATGAAGAGTATATTGGCAGCTTTGCCATTGTCAACGCACTGAGTAAAGCAGAACAAACATAGAAGGTTTTAGCGAACCAATCGTTAGAGCATTAAATAAAGCATAAAACAAATCCCCGGCATGTAATTGCAACACCAAGGCACTCACATATGCTAACCCATACCTGATATGCTCCACCCCGTCACCTTGCGCAGGCGGCCATATGGCGGCAGGGTATAGCGATAAAACAAAATACCAGGGCATAAGTAGCGTCCGCCCTGCCTGCATAGGCATATGATACGTAAACAAATAAAAAATGACGTAGGCGGCACGTATTTATACAAAAACACGAAAATAGCAAAATCACATATCACATACAGGACGGTCATCCTATAGCATGGGGTAGTATACCCCCATCCCCGGTCTGCTCGTGACCCCGCTCGATTAGCCGACTTTGTGTGTTCGAAAGGTAGAAAATGGCAAGCGATAAGCAATTAAGATTTCCGTCAAACGCGGCACGTCAAGAATACTACCGCAACCGCAAGAAGATATTGGCTAATGAGGATGTATGCGTTTTGTGCGGCGGTGTCGTTGATAAGACGCTTCCGAAATACCACCCCATGAGCGCGGAGATAGATCATATAATTCCGATAGCGAAAGGCGGCGATCCGGTGGCGATAGAGAACATGCAATTGGCGCACCGCAAATGCAACCGTGCAAAATCTGACAAACTGCCAGAAGTGCGAGCGAGAGAGACCGAACAGGGGGTAGAACCTGCAATATGGCTAAACTGGACATAGTACTCAAAGACGCAACTCTTGAAAGCGTGTACGATACGGATTTTGAGCTCACGTCGAAACTCATGGCGATATGGACAGATCGTGCGAAAGATGAAGAAAGCGCCGTGCGCGCAATGGTTGTCCTTATGAATGAGCGGCAGGAAATAATAAAAGCATACCGGGATATCAAGCCAGACGAAGAATCATCCGTTGAGCGCTTTATTAAACAACGCGAAGAGCGCCGCAAGAAGACGACGCGGAAAATAAAATGAATATCGACAACCAGAAACCCACCTACTCGGCGGGTTTTTTAAAAGTGACTGGCGATGGTGCGTATGCTGTTGAAATGGCGACCGCCCATGGATTCAAAGCTGATCCATGGCAGGAATTACTTGTAAACCAGATATACGCAGATTCATGCATCCAACTTGGTGTATCCGCGCCACGCCAAAACGGAAAAGATGGATTTTTGGAAATCGTCGAACTGTATTCCTCGACGGTTTGCGGGCGAGTGATACTACACACCGGCCACCGACGCGATACCGTCATGAAACATTTCACACGGATTTGCTCGCGGTGGTATGAAAATCCGAAATACAAAGACTTGCGGCGTCGCGCAGAGGTAACGCATGGTTCGGGCTTTCAGGAAATTAATTTTGAAAATGGCGGTAGAATAACGTTCCTTACTCGTTCTGAAACGGGCGGCAGAGGCGATAGCGTTGATATTCTAATTCTGAACGAGGCGCAGGAAATGACTGATGGCGAATGGTCGGCATTAGTCCCGACGCTGACGGCAAGCCCAGACGCGAAGATAATCCTGCTCGGAACCCCTCCGGTATCCTCCAGAACCGGCAAGGGCATAGTCTTCCAGCGCTTTCGTCAGGACGCCTACGAAGGAAATCTGAACAAAGGCGAAGTATATGCTGAGTGGGGAATAACAGACTTAGAACATGACGATATCAAAAGCGAGGCGGCTTGGCGGCGCGTCAATCCCGCTTGGGATTTTCGGATAAACAAAAATATTATCCGCATAGATTCACGGAATATGGAAACGGAGGAATTTGCCCGCGAGCATTTAGGCTATTGGTATAGGGGCGCGAAAAACACGATTTACAAAGACGATCAGTGGGTAGCCGGAACTGTTCCTAAACGTCCAACGCATAACGACGTTGAAAAATTCTCCGTTGGAATCGTTTACGCGCAAGACGGCGAAAGCTGGACGGCGGCGTTCGGGGCATTACTGAAAGACGGCAGCTACTACGCAGAACTGATTGATTTGGCATCTATGAAAAAGGGAATGACGCAGATACTGCAAATAATCGCGGGCTTCCACAAACAAGAAGGTTTTTGCGGGGTGCTCGCACATGGGAAAGCCGGAACGCTGAACCTTATCGGTGACGCGGAATCCTGCGGATTATTTCCCGCGCGAATCATTGAAATCTGCCGCCATAACGACAAGATCGCGTCAAACGCATTGCTCGACACGCTCATGTCTGACGGCGCATTGAAACATACAGATCAGGAGCCATTAAAGCAATCGCTCTTGTCGCTCGATAAATACATGACGAATGCCTCCGGCGGGGGCTTTTCTTTCGTAAGCAGGGCAGGAAAATTAATAGCGTCGGAATCGGTGGCGCTTGCACTTTATTGGGCGAAAAACAGGCAGCCGCAGAAGAAGAGAGGGAGGCAAACCCTCTGGATAGGCAACGAGTAGGAGGAAAAGTTTGAAAATATTGCTGAACGAATTTGAAAACATTGAAGGGATGTCAGAAGAAGAATCGAAGTTGATAGCTAAACTTCTTGCCGTGTGGAAGAAGAAGCGACAGCGCAATAATATCAAAACCGAATACTATGATGGTAAAATAAAAGTCAAGAATTTAGGGATAAGCGTCCCGCGTGATTTGGCTATACTCTCCGATGTTGTGTTGGGCTGGGGCGCAAAGGCTGTGGATGCGCTTGCAGTCCGTTCGCGGTTTGACGGGTTTGTTTATGAGGGGCTGAACGAAGATCCGCTAAATGACGCATTAAGACGGAATAATTTTTCTGAATTGTATCGGCAAGCTGTGCTTTCGGAACTGACAAATTCCTGCGCGTTTATCACAGTTGGTGCCGGTATGGACGGAGAGCCAGATGTAATAATCAATGCGTATGCCGCGAATAGAGGTGCGGCTATATGGAACGCACGAAATAAATGTATAGATGCTGGAATAGTAATAACCGAAGTCGGCGAAAAAGTGAAGTCAGAACCAGAGGCAATTATTCTATACACAAAAGATTCGGCTATTGAGTGTAAAAGAACCAATGAAAAATGGGCATCAACCCGAACTGATTACGAATTCGGGCGTCCGTTAATGGAGGCGTTGATTTACAAGCCGACACTTACAAAACCATTAGGTACGTCACGCATCAGCAGGGCGGTTATGAGTATTATTGACCGAGCCATGCGATGCGCCGTCCGCATGGATGTGGCGGCGGAATTCTTTTCCACGCCGCAAAAATATCTTCTTGGAGCGGAAGAGGATGTGTTAAATGGCATGTCAAAATGGGAGGCATATATCGGGTATATTCTTGGAATCGGAAGGGATGAAAATGGCGAGCTTCCAGAATTCGGGCAGCTTTCGCAGATGCAGCTAACCCCGCTTACAGATCAAATGCGGGCCTTGGCGGCGGAGTTTGCAGGTGAAACCGGAGTACCCGTATCCTCACTCGGCGTAATCCATGACAACCCGGCATCCGCAGAGGCGATATACGCGGAGAGAGAAGATTTAATCTTAGAAGCTGATAGCCTGAACGTGACAAACGGAAATGCGCTGCAAAATATCGGGCTATTGGCATTGGCAATATTAGGCGGGTATAAGACAATAGACGCAATGCCGAATGAATGGAAAACCATTATGCCAAAATTCAAGTCTACATCGAAGTTATCAGTAGTATCACAGTCTGACGCTATTGTGAAACAGGTATCCGCCGTCCCGTGGATTGCTGATACGGATGTCGCACTTGAGGAATTAGGCTATTCTGTTGAGCAGATAACACGCATGAAGGCGCAGAGGGTCGGCACGACCGCGTCAATGACATTCAAGGAAATTGCTGATAAATTGGCGGAACAGACGACAGCATGACGACGATTGCAGACGTAACAAGGGTAGCGCGCGGTTTGACGGCACTGTCAAATACGGCACGGCTGAAGCTGAACGCAGATTTGCAGAGTATGGCAAGCCTGTGTGACGGAACAGTCGCGGAGCAGGCTTTGTATCTGTCGACAGCGCAAGAATTGTTCATTCAATACGGTATTCAATATGGTCAAGCCGCGCAGGCGTTAGCACTTGAAATATTGGATTCACAGGGCATACTGCTTGTTGATATCCCGAATATCGGACAGACGTTTTATCCGAACAGGATTATCACAAAAGCCATCGAAGATGTGATCGCTACCTATCTCGACAAGGCGATGGACAATGTCGTAAAGCGTGGATACAGGGAAACGATAACCGCAAACTCTGACAGATGGGCGCGTGTTCCAACGGGTTCCTATACATGCCCGTGGTGCGTTATGCTTGCTTCGCGCGGGTTTGTATATAAAACGCAGGAAAGAGCCATGGCCGCATGGCATCCATATTGCGATTGTGTTATATGGCCGGCTAAAGATGAAAATAAAGCATATGTGGATGGGTATGACCCGGATATGCTTTACAACCTGTACAAGCAAGGCAAAGGCATAGGCGAGAAGCCGGACGGGAAAACGGCACTGGATACATCCGGCAATGACATATAAAAATTAAATACGGTTAATTACCACCCTTCGGGGTGGTTTTTTATTGGCAGATTTTTTTACAAATAGGAGGTTGAACATGACAACTCAAAGCGGCGCAGCCGAGGAAGGTCATCCGAACGATCAAGCAACTGAAAAAGTTGAAACGCCACCGGCGAAAGAATTCAAACCAATCCAAACGCAGGAGGAATTCGACAAAATTCTTGGCGCCCGAATTTATGAAGAACGCAATAAATATGCGGACTACGAAGAACTAAAAACCGCAAAAGCAGAACTCGACAAAATCAAAGAAGCGGACAAAACAGAAGTCGAAAAACTCACAGATCGCGCGCTAACGGCAGAAGTCGAGGTTGCGGCTTATAAAAAGGCAGCCCAAGAAGCCCAATGGCGCTTGGAAGTCCGAACAGAAAAAGAATTGCCCGAAAGCGTTGATTTACTTCTTACCGGCGAAACGTTGCAAGAAATACAAGCGAAGGCGGAACTTCTCGCGGCGAATATCCAAAAGAATCCAAGGAGACCGATCATTCCGGGTGATACCGGAGACAACTACTCGAAACCAGACGGAAAAAAGGAAAGGCCAAAAGGCCAAGTTTTCCTATGAAAAAGGAGGAATAAATTATGGCAAGAACTACTGCTATCAGTTTATTGCAAGGCACAGCAGCCCCAGCCGATTTGGCGGAGCTTTACGGCCTTGTAATCGAGAATATCCAGAAATCCACGCTTTCAGGCGCGCTTAAATCCACGCTTTGGAGCGGCGACCCTGCTGCTGGCTCTGTCGAGTTCCGGCGCTTCGTCAATTCCGCATCTAAGGCGTATGGAACCGCCCGCACGGCAGGTTCAGGAGACGCTATCAAAGCTCCGCCTGTGACTGTGAATCTCAATATACATAAGGAGATTGTGGAAGAAGTCGCGAACTTCGACCTTGAAACTTTTGGTGTCGTAAATGTCATGCAGCGCAGGTCTGACAACCATGTAAACACTGTCGTGTGGGAACTGGACAAAGCATTTTTCACCGAGGCGGTGACTGCCGGAACGGCATTCGCGCCCGGAACTGGGGTTACCGCTCTCAAAGATATTTTGGAGGCGTACATCCAGACTTTGGAGGTTGTGCAAAATGACTATGTGCGAGGCGTAGACCGCGCGGCCATGGCTATGATCGCAACGCCGGCCTTTTACGGGAAAATAAGGGATCTGCTCGATGCGCAGCAGAATCCAAATGTTGACACAGCGGCCGAGGAATTTGGCGTATACCATGGTGTCATGATATACAGCTCTGTCAATGTGCCCACTACGGCAGACGCCATTTTGATGGTACCGGGTGCGGTTGCGCAACCCGTACTGCTTAACCAGTACGGCGAGCCCGAGAGGATTCCGCTTAGCAATGATTCCGCGATTTCCCTCTTCTTCGATTACGGCATTAAGGCGCTCACGCCTGACCTGATCTTTAAATACAAGGCGTAGGAGGATCGAAATGGCTAAGTTTAAAAACCTAATCACCGGCGCAATCCTCGAAACTGATAACGAACAGGTCGTAGCAGATTTTAAAGCCAATAAGGAACTCTATTCTCCCCTAAGTGGAAAGTCTGAAAAGGACGAAAAAGAAGAGGCGCAACATGGCAAAGACTGAACAACTTTTCCATCCGGCCACCGGTGTTTATCAGGAAATTGACGGGAACTATATTGGCGCCCACCTGGCCAATGGCTGGGTGCGCGCTGATAAGCCCAACGCGGATGTTGATACGGCAGAAGAAACACCCATAGAGAAGCCGAAAGGGAAACGGAAATGACCTACGCGACAGTCCAAGACTTGATAGTGCTTTATCCAAACATGGAGTCAGAGGACGCGGAGCGACTTGAGGCATTGCTTAGCTCTGCGTCCGCCATTATCCAAATGGAAGGCGGAAAGACCGAAGATTTAACCGAAGTGGAGGCGTCCGTCTATAAAGGCGTTGCGAGTGACATGGTGTATTCATTCGTCACGCAGGAAAACTGGGGTGACGTTTCGCAGCGCACGCAGACGGCGGGTTCTTTCACGGAAAGTTTCAGTTTCCGGACACCGCCAGGCGCATTGCGGCTGACAATCCCGCAGCGGAAACTTTTAGGCCTGAATAGAATGGTTATCGGCTCAATCCCCCCGATGAGACATGGTGACAAGCATGAAGGGTGAAACCGTAACGCTCATCTATCCGGGCGACGGCGGCAAGGACGATTTCAAGAATGATGTTCATACGGGTATCCCGCAAGACGTGTCTAACGTCTTAGTCCAGACCGCGAATACGCAAAACGACACTGACAGCAACCGCCCTAATGGAACACGCGCACAATACCGTTTAATGTTCCCGAAACTTTTTGTGTATGGAATAGACCCGGATATATTCCGCGGCGCAACTGTCATTGTGCGGGAGAAGCCTTATAAAGTCATAGGCAATCCCGGCTATTACGATGATGAAAACTGCCCCACCGAATGGTGTATGAGCGTCTATGTGGAGGCTATTGATGGCTAAAGATATTGAGTTTGTCCCGGACTTTGATGGATTTGCAGAACTCAGGAAAAGCCCGGAAGTGCAGGCAGTAATTCAAAAGGCTGGCCAGCAGGTTTTATCCAGGGCAATTGCGGATAGCGGGCAAGAATACAAACTTGTCATGGGTCAAAGCGGAGGCGCAAGAGGCCGTGTATGGGCTAATGTCCTTCCAAACGGCCAGAAATCCGCAATCATCAACCGCAAGACAAATTGCCTGATAAAGGCATTAGGGAGCGCAAGGGTATGAACATCGAACAAACCATAATTGAATATTTGAAAGGAATGCTCTCCGTCCCTGTATCGTCCGATGTTCCTAAAAAGCGCCCGGGGAAATTCGTCACTATTGAACGCGTAGGCGGCCCCCTGTCAAGCGTTGTGCTTGATAATCCATCTATTGCCATACAGTCATGGGCTGGTTCGCGTGTAGAAGCGTCTGAATTGGCGGATGAAGTCGATAAGGCAATGCGAAAGATAACAGATATTCCAAATATCACGCAAGTATCGCGGAACACTATCTATAATTTTCCACCGCCAGATTATCCAATGGCGCGGTATCAGGGATTATACGATTTGATTTTCTATAAGGAGGAATGACATGACAACGAAAAATAATGCTGAAAACGTAAGCGTCGGAAAGCCTAAAGCAACCGGCGCTATTTTTGCAGCCCCGAAAGGAACTGCCGTACCAAAAGACGCAACGACAGCACTTAGCAACGCGTATGAAAACGTTGGCTATGCTGATGGAAGCGGAATTACCAGCGCAGTCAAAGCGGATTCTTCGGAAATAAAGGCATGGGGCGGTGATACCGTCCTGACCGTCCAAACAAGCCATTCGGAGACTTTCAAGATCACATGTATTGAGACAAATATAAATGTTCTGAAAGAATTCTATGGCGAGGATAATGTCGCCATGGAAAATAACACGCTCGTCATTAAGAGTATGGCTGGTGATGCGGTAGCGCATCCGTGGGTTATTGAGCTTTTGATGAATGCTGGGCGTATTCAGCGCATCGTGATACCAAACGGGAAACTATCAGAGCGCGGGGATATTGCCTATACCGATGGCGATGCGATCAAATACGAAATGACAATCACGGCACTGCCCGATTCGGACGGCGTGAAATCCTATCGGTATATTGCGTCTCCGGTTGCGTCGGATCAGGAGGACAAGTAATGGTAACCGTGAATGTCCGTGGCCATGAATTTAATGTCAATGACGATGTGGTGGATACGTATAAATTCGCCTGCCTGATTGACGATTTGGAAACCGGCGAAGAGAAACGCAGATTCAAAACATCGCGCGCTATCTTTGACATGCTCGTGGACGGCGGCATGGATAAAGTTGCGGAGGAACTCGACCCGATTTCACAGAACCCGAAACTAAACGACATGACGCAGGTCATATCGGATATTTTCGATTCGCTTGGTGACACTATAAAAAACTCTTTCGGCTCGCAGCATTTATCCAAATCTGCGAGCCAGAACTTAGAGCGGACCTACAACGATTCTACGGAATCAATTTCGACGATTATAGAGCGGAACGAATAAGCGTAAAGCAAATAGCATCCTGCGCCGCGTACCTGCCGCCCGATGGGGCAGTAGGTTCTTTTTTTAGCAGAAAAAAGCCAGACAACAAAGAACAAAGCGAATCATACGACATTGACGAAGTAAAGGAGATTTTACAAAGGGAGCGCCATGGGTGATATAGGAACGGCATATGTAAGAATAGCACCATCTACGCAAGGGCTATCAAGCGCCATATCTAAGGCGCTTGGCGGCGCCGGCGGCCCCGCCGGTCAGGCGATGGGCGAAAGCTCTAAGGGCGGATTCTTGAAATCCGGCTTTATGGGGGCAGTTGCAGGCACTTTTGCCACTATCGCATCAAAAGGCATTGACCTGGTTCAGCAGAATCTCGGCGCAGCCATCAACCGCTATGACACTATCAAGAACTTCCCGAAAGTTATGGAAAACTTCGGGATATCCGCCGATGAAGCCGCAAGAGTAATGAAAGATAAATTGTCACCCGCCCTCCAGGGTATTCCGACAACGATGGATTCTGCCATTACCGCTGTCCAAAATTTCACGGCGAAAACGGGTGACGTAGACAAAGCTACGGATTTATTCGTCGCCTTTAATAATGCGGTTCTTGCCGGCGGAAAGTCGCTTGGCGAGCAGGAATCCGCCATGTACCAATTCACCAAATCATTTTCAACGGGGAAAATGGACATGATGTCATGGAGGGCAGTGGTGAATGCCATGCCCGCCCAGCTCGATCAGGTTGCACAGGCTATGGGACACGGAAAGGGCGGAGTCGAGAAATTAGGCGCAGCACTGCGAAGCGGGGAAACCTCCATGGAGGACTTCACGAAAAAAATCGTTGAAATGAACGAGAAAGGAATTGAGGGATTTCCATCCCTCGCAGATCAAGCTAAAAACGCCACGGGCGGCATAGAAACGGCAATGGCGAACATGAAAACATCCGTCGTCCGCGGCCTTGCCAATATGATTGAAAAGATTGATGACGCGGCGAAAGATAACGGGCTTCCGACCTTCGCAGAAGTGATAAACGGCGTGTCAAAGATCATCAATGACGCTTTTGGCGTTATCGGGGATATTATCGGAGCGGTCTCGAAGACGATCCAGGATTTCATGAAAAGCAACGCCGGGAAAAGAATGGCGGAAACCTTCGGGAAACTGTCCGAAGCGGCGGAAGGCTTCGGCGGCCCGGGACAAATTCTCCAAGATATTTTCAGTGCGCTTGCGGAGATTATCATGGGCGTCGGCGCATCTGTCTTGGAGATCATCAACGGAATCCGCGAGGGAATAGAAAAATTCGCAAACAGCCCGTCCGGGAAAAAGCTCGCTGAGACAATCGAGGCGATTGGCAAACAGTTTTCGGATATATTTGGATTTGCAGAGGGTGAAGGCCCTACATTCGTAGATTTTCTGGAAGGCCTCGGCGAGGCTTTTTCCATAATTGCGCAGGTTGTCGGTGAATTCGTATCAGGTGCGGCACAGGTATTCCTTACCATTATTGAGGGAATTCGGGACGGTATAGAAAAATTCGCAAATTCGCCCGCAGGCAAGCAACTCGCGGAAACGCTCCAGTCGATCGGCGACAAATTCAGTGAAATATTCAGCAGTGTGGAGGGCGACGGGCCATCATTTATAGATTTTCTCGACGGGCTCGGAGAGGTAATTTCCGTAATAGCGCAAGGCGTCGGTTATGCAGTCCTTGCCGTGGCCACTGCGATTGATTTTATAATCCTCATAATCCAAGGAATCGTCGAATTCATAATTGGTGTTGTAGAGGGCGTGCAACAGAGCTGGAACGGGTTATGCAAATTCTTCTGCGACGATATCCCTGCCGCTTTCAACGCATTCAGGATGGCGGTAATGACCATTTTCAATGCCGTTGTTGGATTCTTTTCCGGAATCGTAAAAGGAGTAATCGGCATATGGCAAGCGATTGTAACGTTCTTTACTGTAACGATCCCGAATGCGTTCACGTTCTTTTTCAGAGCCGTACAGCAGACGGCTGAAAATGTCAAAGGTGCAGTCAAAAATATCTTTGACAACATCTGGAACGGGCTAAAAGAGCTTCCGAGCAAAGTAATCACAATCGGCTCCGACCTTGTAAAAGGATTGTTCAATGGCATTAACGATATGGCGAAGTGGATACTCGATAGGATTAGGGAATTTGGCGAATCCGTGCTTAACGGGCTGAAATCCATATTTGGAATTTCATCGCCATCCAAAGAAACTGCTAAAATGGGTAGGCATTTGATACAAGGGCTTGGCAAAGGCGTTGAGCAGGAAAAAGGCCGCTTGCTAAATTATCTTGACGGTGTAGCAAATGATATAACAAAAGCATTCGGCCTGTCGGGCAGCATCGGAAGCTTTAACGGAAACGTGAACCTCGCCACCGCGAACCCGGCGGGATATAAGCAGGTCAATATCTACCAGACCGTAAAACCTGCGAATACATTAAAAGATATCTATAATCAAACAAAATTCGGCGTAAAGGCGGCAGATGCGGTATGAGACTAAATACTAACGACACAGTTAAATTTACATGGGACGACCCACGGCAAGGAATCAGAACTTTTGATACAGCATTACGCAAAGGGAAGATCATTGTCGAGGATATTTCCGGCATAAACGACTGGACAATAACGCGGCATTTATTGTCTGACGGCGAGACAGGCAGGCAACTTGAAATCGACCATACATGGAAAGAAATCTGTTTTGAGATAAAAGGCAAGATCATAGACGATACAAAAGAAACAGACAGTGTTTTTAAAGCGTTCTTCAAAACGTCAAAAATCGTCCATCTGAATGTTTCAGGCTATGACACTTACGAGCGTGATTTTTTTGTTGATGCGTTCCAAGTAGATAGATACGGAGCCGTCCGGGATTTCACTGTTTCTTGTACGGATACTAACGGGCATATTAGGAGCATGCAGACGAAAGTCTTTGATCTGGCACATACGCAAGGGCAATTTACATTTCCGTTTGAAAACAAAGTTGGGGAATTTTTCAGCTTTGGATATTCGGAATTGACGTCAGAAGTGGATATCTACTCAAACAGCTTCATTGAAAATGAACCATTCATTTTCGAATGCTTATTTGGCGATACCGCTGAGAAATTCGCAATAAGCAATGACGCGGGGCAGGTGTTCCGTATCGTATATCCGTTCATGGCGCAAGATTTACTTAGGATTGACATGATAAATTCCGTTTTTCGTTTGATACGCGGCAGAAAACCGGTATCTATCCTGACATCTATTGACTATGCCGGATCAAGCATTTTCGGAATCCGGCAAGGCTGGCAAACGGTTCGGGTGTCAGAGGTTTCTTTAGGCGCCGCATCCATAACATTTACGGAGCATTTAGCATGAAGCTGCTTTTTTATAATACAGATTTATCGCCGTGGATTGATTATGTAATAGTAGCCGACTATTTAAAAATAGAACGTCAAAATGGAATCGACGAAATCCAGGTGGTTGCGGTAGTTGATGGCTTGATAGATAAACTCATAACCGCAAAATGCTGTCACGTCATAGAAAATAGTAAGTTGTCAATGTGGGTGCTTGACAAGTCGAGTATTAAAGACGATCGGCGGAACGTGCAGCCGCTCGTATCTTTTACGCTGTATGAACCGCTATGGCTACTCAATCAGCGTGTAGCTGAAAGGCAACTATTTACAGCATCTGGCTTACAAGCGTTCACGTCGTCCGTGGTCGCGCAAAATACGTCGGGCAGGCGTTCTGTTGGAACGTTTGATTTAACCGCCTTGGACGGCCTGTCAAATGCCTTCAGCGTAACCCGTGACGTAGACGGCGAGAGCTTAGCGGACATGCTCGTAGAGGAATATAAGCAGCGCAATCTAAAGCTATATTTCATCATGAGCGTTGCAGGCGGAATGAAACTGACGGCAGGTGTCCAGTATATAACGGAAAGCAGAGATATCATTTTGTCTCCACTACTGCAAAATATGAAAGTCAACATATCAAGTACAACCAATGAATTTGGGGATGTGTATGTGGGCGGTGAGTTCCGGCCGGAAGATGGAGACCCTATCTCATTGCGCGGCTTCTTTTCGTTTGGCGATTCTGGTTTAGGGCTTGAAGAACACTATTCGCGATCTGATAAATCATCCGAAGGTATGACGCAGCAATCCTATCAGGCCTTTTTAGACAGTGAAGCGCAGCGCATAGCGAAGAAACGGACAATAAACCGTGATATTTCCACACTTACGGAAATCGTAGAAAACATATCGACCTTTGCGAGATGGAACCGTGCGGGTGTTGTGTTCCCTGTGGACTTGAGCGGAAACATCTCTAAGTACATGATCGACGAAGTAAAGACAACGCCGAATGATATCAGTTTCGGCGTAAGCCAATATCAGGAAGGAGTTACCCTATGATAACAAGCGGATTTTTCAATTCTGATCCCAGCAGTGCAGATCGGGTATATGATGCGAATTCTTTTAATATGATTATGCGCGGGACATTTTCAAATGGGCGTATGGCCGGATACGGCGACACCAGCGGGCAATTCATTGTATCGAATACGTCAAATCCCTACGAAATAAGCGTTACCCCAGGCGCATATCTCTTCAATGGCCTATGGCTTGTGTCTACGGAAAACGAAACAATCAAAATTGACTCTTCGCTTGGCGCCGCGCTTGCACTCGTGCTCAGGCATTCCGTAGTAGCGCGATCGCTTTATTTTGACGTTATAGCCCAATCTGAAATCATATTAAGCTCTGATGCCGTTATCGCCTATTTCGCGAAAGCTGGCGATGGCGCGATATCTATCACGCGTCAGTTTTGGGATGTTTCGACGGTTGTAAATTCGCCTCACTACGTCACGCTTATTGCATCCGGCTGGCAAGGTGATCTGTACACCTTGCCGATAGCCGATGTAATTGAAAACGGCAATCTCATGGACGTCTGGCCGGAGCTCGATAACGCCGCTGACAGTAACCAGCGCGACGCATGGGAGGCCGGATTGATTTGGACGAAATCGCAGGCGGACGGAAGCGTAACCCTCGGCGCGTGGAATACCGTGCCGGCAATCGACCTGCCGGTCATCCTTAGGATGCGGCGATACACATTATAGAAAGGAGTCTCGACATGATAAAAGAAATACTCGATTTTATTTACAGCGCAGGCTGGATAGTCGCGGACATGCTTGCTAACGGCGCCGTGACTAACGCAGA